AGACCCTTGGATTACGGCACGTCTGTAGATGGCGAAAGTAGCAGCGATCCAGAATAATTTTAACGGCGGCGAGGTGTCGCCGTTAGTCTATGGTAGGCCGGACCTGGACAAGTATGGCACCGGACTAAAAACGTGCCTTAATTTCATCCCGCTGCTGCAAGGTCCGGCTGAACGCCGACCGGGAACGAAGCATATCGTAGAGGTTAGCGACAGCAGCAAAGCCACGCGTCTGGTTCGTTTTGAGTTCTCTACTGAGCAAGCCTACATACTTGAGTTTGGCGATCTGTATGTGCGGTTTATCAAAGACCGGGGACAGATTGAGAGCGGGGGTTCACCAGTAGAGTTGGTGACTACTTATGCTGAGGCCGATCTGTTTGAGTTGCAGTTCTCACAATCCGCTGATGTTCTGTATGTTACGCACCCCGACTACCCGCCTCGCAAGATTGAACGAGCCTCTGACACAAGTTGGTCAATCACGGATATCACCTTTATTGATGGTCCATATTTTAACATCAACACAGAAACCACCACGCTTGGCTTGTCTGGTACTAGCGGTTCTGTAACGGTTACGGCGTCAGCAGTCACCGGCATCAATAATGATACTGGCTTTCAAACTACAGATGTAGGTAGGCTTATCCGTTGGGAAGACGCGGCAGGGAACTGGACCTACCTGACCATCACGGCACACACGTCCACTACAGTTGTGACTGCGACTATTGACGGACCAAACGCGTCTGCGACGACTGCTACAACGGAGTGGCGGTTGGGTATCTGGTCTGAGACAACTGGCTACCCGGCGACTTCTACGTTTCATCAAAACCGTTTATGTTTTGCGGGTGCCACGGACACACCACAACGGGCTGATCTCAGCGTAACGGGGGACTTTGAGAATTTTGCCCCGACTGACCCCGATGGTACAGTCACCGATGATAAAGGCGCCACAACCACTTTGTCAGCGGACACGGTAAACGCTATTCGCTGGATGGCAGACGACGAAAAAGGTCTTGTTGTCGGCACGGTCGGGGGTGAGTGGGTTATCCGTCCAGATGACAATGGTGGGCGCTTGACCCCCAATAACATCCAGGCCACCCGCTCGTCTGCTTTCGGTAGCGCAAATCTGCGCCCCGCCCGCGTTGGCCGCGCCTTGGTCTTTGTGCAGAACTCACTTCGTAAAATCCGCGAACTGGCGTATGTCTTTGAAGATGACGGTTTCCGCGCACCGGATATGACGCTGATCGCAGAGCATATAACCCGCACCGGGGTTGTGCAGATGGCGTATCAGGGTGAACCGCAAAGTATTGTGTGGATATGCCTGACTGACGGTACTCTGGTCGGTATGACCTACGACCGCGATCAGAAAATCTTAGGGTTCCACCGCCATGTTGTCGGTGGGTATAGCGATGCGTACAACACCACTCAGGCGAAAGTCGAGAGCGTTGCTGTAATACCCAACGCTGAAGGTACTGCTGACGAGCTTTATTTGATCGTGAACCGTTACATCAATGGCGGCACAAAACGCTATATCGAATACATGAAACCGTTTTGGGACGACACTAACAACCAGGAAGACGCCTTTTTTGTAGACAGTGGCCTGACGTTAGATAGCCCGTCCACCATCACCGGCATCACCCAGGCCAACCCTGGCGTAGTAACCTCTGCCTCGCACCCCTTTTCTGATGGCGCTATCATACGTATCACGGGCGTCACTGGCATGACTGAGGTGAACGGTAAAGTCTATAAGGTTGCCAACAAGACGACGAATACGTTTGAGCTTAACGACCGTGACGACAATAACATCAACACCACCAACTTTACAGCGTACCAGACGGGTGGCGAGGTGCGCGAGAGGGTTACCTCAATCAGTGGTCTTAGCCACCTTGAGGGTCAGACAGTATCCATCTGCTCCGAGGGGGCCGCTGGCGGGACAGCTACGGTGTCGTCTGGTGCGATTACGGTTACGGAAACGTCAAAGGCCCATGTTGGTTTGGCCTATAACTCCGATCTACAAACGCTCCGCTACGAAGTCGGCGCGGCTAACGGCACGGCGCAAGGTAAGCTGCAACGCATCCACCGTTTGATTATCCGTTTCTACCAGACACTCGGCGGTAAAGTGGGTCAGACATTCTCTGACCTAAACCCGCTTGTATTCCGTAAGGGCGGCGACAGCATGGATACGGCTGTTCCGTTGTTTGACGGGGATGTTGAGGTAGAATGGGACGCTGAATACAGTAGCGAGGCGCTTATCTGCGTTCGTCAGGATCAACCCCTACCGATGACGGTAGAGGCGTTTATGCCTCAGCTAGACACGCAGGACCGGCAATGAATATAGAGCCGTATAAAGCCTCTGATCTGTATAACCTGGACCTGCAAGACGGTCAGGCGTACCTATCTGATTGGGTGACGGTGGATCAGGCCAAAGCCCTTGAGGACAATGGTTGGGCGTACACGGGGTTTGTGAATGACAAGCCTATCGCGTGTATTGGGCTGTTACCTATCTGGCAAGGACGCGGCATGGCTTGGGCGTATATTTCTTGTGAAGCTGTTGGACGCCAGTTCATCCCCATCCACAAAGCAGTATCACGCTTTCTGGACGCGTGTTATCTTCAACGCATCGAAATGACCGTGGATTGTGAGTTTGAGGCAGGCCATCGTTGGGCCAGAATGTTAGGTTTTGAAATGGAAGCCGAGTGCATGAAATCTTATCGCCCTGACGGTGGCGATTGTAGCTTGTACGCGAGGGTCTTATGACCGGACTTGAAACCGCTCTAATGCTCGCTGGGACGGCTATTTCCGCTGTCGGAGCGATCCAGCAAGGTAACGCAGCTAATAAGGCGGCTAAATATAACGCGGCGGTTGCCGAGGGTAACGCTGCGGCTGCGCGTCGTGACGCCGCTGAGAACGCCCGCAGACAACGGCGATTGAACCGTAAGGCTGCTGGAACGCTCCGTAATAGGGACTTCGTTGCTATGGACGTTCTTGAGGACGAGGTTAAGGAAGGTGAATTGAAGGCGCTTGACTTGCTGCATGGCGGTGAAGTCCAGGCGGCGGGCTTCCAAAACAACGCAACCCTTGAGCGTATGCGTGGTAAGGCCGCGCAGAAGGCCGGGTACATGAACGCTGCGGGGACGCTACTCAGCGGCGGCGCTAAAGCGGCGGGCGGATTTAGCTCAGGCGCGTCATACGCTCCCGGTAGTTCTGCGGGATCGGTTAATTATAGTCAGGGTATTGGCTTACGAGACAGTTCAGGATTTATCGGATAATGCCTAAAATCGACATGAGCGCAGCCCCTAATGTTTCTAGCTTGGTGTCCACGCGCCGCGCTACCGCCGAAGATTTCGGCAGCGGCGCTGGTTTGGTGCAGGCTGGTAAGCAGGTCGCAGCATTTGGCGAGGAACTAAAACAACGCAAAGACCGGGCGGAGGCGGTCGAGATTGAGAAGGCGTTAATAGACGCTGACCTGCAAATGTCTAGCGACGTACTAGGCATGGAGAATGAAGCACCTGCTGGTGCTGCGGGCCATACCGGAAAAGTCTCGCTAATGATGACCGAGTATGAGGATCGTATGCGCGAGCGTTACGCCGCCTCGTCCCCGGAAAACAAGCAGCGGCTTGAGCTTGCTATGGCGCGTATGCGCCGCACTCAAGTCGGAAATTCCGTGCGTTTCCAGGCTAAATCCGAGGCGTTAAAAGTTCGCGGTGACGCCGAAAACGGACTATCCACACTTCGTAAATCCGTGCAAGACGGCAGCGCGTCTGTTGATGGTGCTATGGAGAAAGCTACGGCACTTATTGATGCTACCGGACTTCAAGGGGAAGTACGCCGTGGGTTGATCGAAGACTTTACGAGCAATATCGCTGCTGATGATATCCGTAGGCAGCTTCGTGCAGCAGACAGTCCTGCTGAGGTTGTGGCGTTGAAAGCGGAAGCGGAAGAACTGCGAGACAAGTTTAGCCCCAGTACCTATGAAGCGGTACTGCAATCCATAGACAAGGCCGAGGACACCCTACGTAGGCGCGACCAGCTTCGTGTACGGGAAGATATAGCAAGCACTGTTGTTCTTGCACAGAACGGTGAGTCTGTAGAGGTATTCACTGAGGCTGAAATTAACGCTGCATACCCTGACGATCCTAAGAAGGCGCGGGATGTTATGAACGCGCAGGCGCGGGCATTACGTGAAGGCGCAGAGATAAGCCAAGTTTACTCTATGTCCAATACCGATGTTGTGGCACATATGGACAAGTTAGACGCCCGTGCCGAAAACACCGACTTATCCTTAGACGAGCGCCGCGCCGCCTATGAGGAAAAGGCTCGTTTCGAGCGCCACATAGCCGAGCGAAATCGACGCATCAAGGCTGATCCTGTAGTGTACCTGGAAAAAGAAGACCCCGCCCTTGCGGATATCCGAAAGGAGTGGACTGACGCTTACGGCAGATTGGCTAAAAGCGGTACGCTCCGTGACGAAGCTGGCGCAAGAACGGCTATTGACGCAGCTAGGGATAAGTACGTCGATTATGTTAAAGCAGCTAGTGCGCGATACGGTATATCGGATGTGTCGCTACTAACGGCTACAGAAGTGAAACAGGTGGAGGCGCAACTTACAAATGTTGAATTGACACCAGAGGGTGTCCAAGACCTCAGCGATACTTTCGTTAGACTACAAATGACCTGGGGCGAACATTGGCCTACCGTCTACCGTCAGCTTGTAGCAGCGGAAGCTATTGAACCGACCCATATCGCCTTGGCGCGGCTCGCTGGCGATCCCCGTAAACAGAAAGTTGTGCGAGACATGGCGCAGTCTTTGACAATAGACGAGGGGGATTACCGTAAAACATTAGGGTCGGCAGTTAAGGATACCTCTGATCTTGTTGCTAAAGAAATGGCCGAGTTCAACAGCACCGTGCTTGGGACGGACACCCCTCGCCGTGTCTTAGAACTACAGGACAGCATTGTTCGCATCGCTTTATACAAACAGATGAAAGAACGTATGTCTATGTCTGACGCCGTTGAGTATGCGACAAAACAGGTGATACTTGATGACTACGATATCATTGGGTCATACCGCATACCAAAGGGTATGAACACCTCGGCCATAGAACACGGGGCGCAGATTTTTAAGAACAATGTGTCTTTAAGATACGCAGGCCAGTTAAAACCAGCGCGGGATATTTACAGTGCTGACGGTAAGATGGACGAGCAAGCCCAGTGGGCGTCTATACGTCAGCGTGGTACGTGGGTAACTAACTCCGATGAGAGTGGTTTGATCCTCATCAACAGTGAAACTGGCGACCCTGTGCGATTAAAAGACAACAGATTTATCACCGCGACATGGAGCGAGTTACAATCTAGCGGTGAGACATACATATCTGATGAAGAAGCTAAGGCTAGAAACATAGAACCTACAGACCTTCTTTCCCAGGTGCAGCGGTATCACCAAACCAGAAACGCGCCGCAGGGGCAATGATGGCTACACCATTTTATACTCGCGGCCCCGTAGAAATGCGGGACACCTATGCCCAAGACTACGAGGCCCCTTTCACTTCGGTATTGCAAGCCGAAGCAAAAGAGTCGTGGCTGTATTCTCCCATGTCGTCTATCCAGCGCCTACTGGAACTTAACGAGGCTGAGGACGACACAGATACCCAGTGGGCGCAAGATATCCGTGATATGCAACCTACGCAGCGCCGCAAGGCTTTGCGGGACGCCGATAATCGGAGACTGACGACAACCCAAACGAAGACAAAACTCAGCAAAGACGAAGCTCAAATGCGCGTCAATGAGGCCGGGATGAACTTATCAATCCCTGATGGTGGGATCACGCAGAACGCGCTGAACATCTTGATTGAACGAAAACAAGACGAGCTTGTGCGCCAAGACATTTTTAGACGCGCAGGTGGTGGGTTTATGGCGGG